TATCTTTAATTTTGTTAAGTAAAGACTGATTTTTGTCAAATAATTTGTCAAATTGTTTTTCACGACCTGTTTGTGAATAGTATTTTAACAAATGTTTATTATCTTTTGCTTTGTTTAATAATTTTTTCATTGCAATTCTTGCTGCAAATCCTACTAGTGGTGCTGCCATTATCTTTCTCCTATTATTTCATATTCTATATCATATCCGTTTAATTCAAAAGTTGTAGCCGTTGTGTTTTGAAACTTAATAGCTATATATTTACCTGTTGCTCTAGCATCTACCTTGTTTTGTGTGTCAGGGTTTATAGTTTGCTGTGTTTTGTAAGTGTATGTACCATCAGGTGTCATAGAACTTCCTACAAATATTTCAGCAGAACCTGTGCTAGAAAACCTTGGAGTAATCTTTCTTACTTGTTTTACAGTATTAGTATTGCCGTCAAGAGTTAATCCTTTTCTCTCTAAGATCATAGTAAAATTATCCCCAGCAAAATCAAACCCATTATCTCCTCTATAGAGTTTAGTATCTCCTGTGCTAGACATTAAAATACTGGTTTCTGTAGGATTATAGTTTCTTTGCCCCCAGTTCTCAGTAGTGCTGTAGGCTATCCAACTTTGTGATTGTCCTGACCATACAACTGCTGATGTCCCTGGATTTACTATTCCTGTTGCTATATGCAAAATATCAGGTAATTCTCTAAAGCTAAATGAATTTGTATTATAGTTCCATATTAAGGCTTTATTACAATAAGTAGACCCCACTGTTGGATAAGATACCCATATTTCATTTTTTTGTTTGTTATGAGTTACAAATATGTTTGCATAATTAGTGCTATCTATTTCTTCAAACAATGTTCTTTTAACAATTGCACTTGCAACAGAGTTTTTAGATACTCCGTTATGAACAATTAAATCACCATTTGTTACTACAAAATGCTTACCATTAAATTCTGCTACACAGTTTCTTGATAAAACACCTGAATCATCAAATAGTTTTTTAATATCAAATACTAGATTACCACCTGTAAAAGTCATAATGTATGTAGTGTTTTCTTTATATATTATAAAAGATTGTTTAAGTGGAAATCCATCTACAATAAATTCACCTGCATCGCCTACTGTTGCTGAACCTGCATCGTTTGTACTAGCTGCTGTCCAAGAACTAGGTAGTGTAAGGTTTTCTGCTGCATCTCCCCATCTAACTTTATTAGGTAAATTAACAGAAGATTCAGTCATATTCAAAGCTATTAAATAATTACCAAAAGGTCTTATTACTTTACAAGTTGTGCTTGCTGGCCAGTTGGTTAAATCTGTAAACTTACTAGCACCTGTTGTAGCTAAACATTGTGGATCATCTACTCCGTTATTTAAAATAGCTAATCCATTAAATATAGAACCAGTCCAGTTTCCTGAAGCAGTCAAGTTAGTAGAATAATCTCCACCTGATGCTCTTGTAAAATCACTATGACTAGAGCCATCGTATCTATAGATTTTAGCTGAGCCAGCATAAAACCAATAGTTATTAGCACCCGTAGACCAATTTAAAGCGAAATAAGGAGCTACTGTAGGTGTTCCAAAAACTTGATCTTGTCCTAATACTTTTTTAGCTGCATTATCTTCAAATCTAGCATTTTGAGTGTGAGAAAAATATTCATTAGGCAATGCTGTATCATTTGTATCTTTAATCATTCCTTTCGGATTTAATACTTGAAGGGTTGCCATTACGCAGTTCTTCTCCACATATATGCAACGATGTAAGGTTGTACGTTATTGTGTGCTCCCCCACCACCTGTGGCACTTGTTGCATTGGTTGCTGCATCGTAATTACCTGCTGTATTTACGCCTGATACTCCACTACCACCTGTTACAAAATTTGAATTATGTGTATGTGATGGTAATTCAGCAGTAGATAATGTATGTGTTTTAGCACCACCAGTTTCTTGTAGAGCATCAAAATCACTATCACTTGCATCATAACCCACAATAACTCGACCAGTTCCAAAAGCTGCCCATGTTCCAAAACCTAATAATGTAGCAGGATTTGTTGTTACTGCTGCATTTATATATATACTCCCTACAGGATATACAGCTTGTAAAGTGGTTGCTGTGTTAGAGCCTATAGTTATAGTTCCTGTACAAGTTAAATTTCTTACACCTGTAATATCTATATTAGCATCTGCTGTTACTGCCTTTGATGCTTGTGCTGTACCTAGTGTTGTAACATCTACATAGTTTAATTCTGTTGTATTAGCTGTAACGCCATCTAGTAAATTTAATTCTGTGTGTGTAGAAGAAACTGCTCCACTAACACTAGGAAAAGTTGCTTTTACTGTTGATTTTATCAGTCTTAAATGGTCATCACCTTCGTTAACTGGGTCACCAGCTACTGGGTTTGAACTATTTAAGTCCGATATATATGTTCCTGTTTCTAATCCCATTTAATTTCTCCTAGCCTTTGGGGTTGTTGTCTTTAACTGATTTAATATGTAAATACCATGCACCTGTTTTAGCAGTATCTCCAAACTTGCCTGACTCTATATCTTTATAAAGCAAATCTAATTGATTTCCTAATGAACCATAAGTTGTTTTAGTTTCTTGGTTTGTGTCTTCATCGTAGTAACCTGAAGTCCTAAAAATCTTATATTGGTTAGCAGTGTTTTCTGCTTGTTGTGCTGCTCTTGCATTTGCTGAATCTGTAGACTCATCTTGATAGCTTAAACTTCCAGCGTTATCTATAATATCTTTTGCCATGTTAGCTCCTTACTACTCCATAAACTGTTAAATTAACTTTAGTAGCACCCGAACCACCACCAAATGTTAATATAAAACCATTACAAGTATTAGCTGCTGCATCATCATAATGGCCAGAACCAGTGCAATGTCTGTGCTTGTTTCCTGAATCTTTACCACCCATGTGATATAACACTGATGGTCTAACATTACCCTCAGAATCATTACTGTCAGAATCCCAACGACCACCTCGGGCGTTCATGAAATATAATGAACCAACCATAGGTCTGTCATCTCCTGACTTTAATCCTTCATATATTTTTATAGAAGTTGTATCATTACCAACTACATTTCTATCAGTGCCGCCACTATCTAATCCTGTTCCAGCATGTCTGTAACCACCACCAGTTATAGCACTCCCATCATCTAAAAATTGTAAAGTTATATCTCCATTGCCCTGCATACTTATTCCATGAATTAAAACTAAATAATTATCATAACTTGAATCAAAACCAGTAAAAGAATAAGTGCTATAGTAACTACTACTATCATAATTATTAACTGCCGATATAACAGCTAGTCCACCACCTCCTCCTGCTGCTGCTGCCCATTTAACACCAGTTGCTTCTGATGAATCTGCTGTTAATATATGGGTGTTTGTACCTACAGCTAATGCTTGTGGATTACCACTACCATCGCCAATTAAAATCTTTCCTTTGGTAGATAAATCAACTGCTGTAAGAGCAGATGTTCCATTACCAATAATAACTCCGTTAGCTGTTAAGCTAGTTGCTCCAGTACCACCACTACCTACTACAAGAGTTGCTGATAGTCCTGCTGCTGTACCACTTGTATTTTGTGAACCTGCTGCATTTACACCTGGTAAATCTATACTTGCTGATCCGTTAAAACTAACTCCACCAATATCTCTTGCTGTAGCTAAAATTGTTGCTGTTCCTGCGTTTCCTGTGGTCGAGCCTGATGTGCCTGAAGTATTACCTGTAACATTTCCTGTAATATCTCCAGCAAATCCTGTTGCAGTTAGAACTCCACTGCTTGAATTAAATGCTAAATTAGAACCTGACTTGGGTGCTAAATCTCCTGTAGCAGCAGTTGTAAATAAAGGAAAACAGGTTGTATCACTGCTTTCATCTGCAACTGTAACATTTGTAGATGTAGTAGCTGTAGCACTGTTTCCAGTACAGCTTCCTGCACTTCCACTAGCATTTCCTGTTACGTTTCCTGTTATATCACCTGCAAAGCCAGTAGCTGTTAAAACTCCTGAGCTAGAATTAAAAGCAAGATTGCTTCCTGATTTAGGTGGAAGATCGCCTGTTGCTGCTGTAACAAATAATGGAAAGCAAGTAGTATCTGAGGATTCATCTGCAACTGTTACGTTTGTAGAAAGAGTTGCTGTAGCTGAGTTACCAGTACAAGAACCTGAACTACCTGATGCG